GCAGTCTTCTCCAACTTGGCGGTCATCAAGACATGCCGGCCAGGCAAGTCGCGGAAGGCTCGGATGACGTCTGCCATCTGCTCTTGCATACTTCCGTAGGCTTGGCGCGGATCTTTGGCGACTTTCTTCTCGGTGTTCAAGCAGACCTCTGCGATCTCGCTGATGCTGTCAAGAGCAACCGATTGAAACTTCTTGGCGTCTCCGCTAGAAAGCCATTCGTAGGCCTCCATCAAGTCGGCCATTGAAGTGATCTCCAAATACGGGAGGTCAGCGTCTTGGATGGACAGCAAGCCACCCTCGGCAGACAGCACCACCACGTTGGGCAGCGTCTTGATAAGGCTGGTCTTGCCTGCCCCTGCTTGGCCGTAGACCAAGACTTTGACTCCGTTGGCCGACAGGCCGCTGGTGGTTTTGAGTGAAATAGCCATTTTGGGTTTCTCCGGTTTGGCGTTAGTAGGTGCCGGTGACCGACCGGCGGCGGTGTTACCTAATTGGCACCACGTTAAAAGTACGCTCAACTACAGGCTGTCCGCCCGTCTTGTCCTTTTTGCCCGCGCACAAGGTCACTTGCCAATTTTGCGATGATCCGTCTTCGCGCCAGTTGTCCAGTCGGGCCGAATAAAACAACTTCCCAGCGGCTAGACGTACCGCATGCTCAACAAAATTGGCGCGGATAATTCTTGCGCGGGTGCGGTCACTACGTTTTATTTTGTATTCGTACATGTTTTTTTATCCTTCAAGGAGTCATCACAAAGATGAAGTAGTAAAAGATTGGTGCGCCGATCAGGGCGGCGGCTAGGGTGGCCTGGGCCACCTCGATCAGCAGGCGCTTCATGCTGCCTCAACACGTTTGTAGGTGTAACGGTAGCCGCCATAAGCGTTGTCGCGGCGATCAACCGACTGCATGGCAGCTTTCAAAGACTTTGCGGTGCCAACTGTTGCGCCGGTGCGGGTATCAATGATCAAGTACGTTGCGTTCATTCTGTCTCTCCTGTTTTGCGCTTGTCGGGACATCCGGTCAGCGCATGAGTTGAACTGTAGCGGCATTGGTGCTAGGATGCAAGCACTTTCTGCAACTTTTTTTGACATCACATGAACTTGACCGAAATTCAACAACGTTTGGCTGACAGGAAGCTGCCGGTAGTGGCCGAGGCAACGGGGCTGTCTGTGTTCACGCTGTACCGGCTGCTTAACGGCAAGACCAAGCCGAGCAAGTCCACCATGCGAAGCATTGAGAATTATCTGCGCGAGACAAGCACGGTGGCGCTGAATGGCTGATCCGTTCAAGATAGACAGCCCTACTTGCATCTCGTTTTCTGGTGGGCGCACTAGCGCCTATATGCTGTGGCGCGTCCTCCAGAGCAATAGCGGGTTGCCAGACGAAACGAAGGTGTGCTTTGCGAACACGGGCAAGGAAGATGAGGCCACGCTGCGCTTTGTCCAAGCGTGTTCGGAGCGTTGGAATGTTCCCATTACATGGCTTGAATGGCAACACGCAGAGGAACCCAAGGACAGGTTGCGAGTCGTGGACTTTGTTAGCGCGTCTCGCAATGGGGAGCCATTTGAGGCACTGATCAAAAAAAAGAACTACCTACCAAACCCTGTCACCAGGTTTTGCACTGTTGACTTGAAGATCAAGCCTTTTGCCAATTACCTGCGCCACCATCTTGGCTGGGATGAGTGGGACAACATGGTCGGCATCCGCGCCGACGAGCCTAGGCGCGTCTCAAAGATTCGGGCCAACCCGTCAGATGGCATGAAGGGAATCCACAGACTGATGCCGCTGGCTGATGTCAACGTTACTAAGCAAGATGTGGCCGCGTTTTGGAAGGCCCAGCCATTTGACTTGGGTTTACCCAACCTTGGTGGCGTGACATATCACGGCAACTGCGACCTCTGTTTTCTAAAGGGCGCGTCGCAAATCCTAAGCCTCATCACCGAGTCGCCAGAGCGTGCTGTGTGGTGGGCCAAGCAAGAAGGCAGCATTTCAAGTCCCGGCATTACTGGGGGAGGCTACTTCCGCAAGGATCGCCCTTCCTACTCCGCCATGCTGAAGTTCAGCAAAGAACAACGCGATATGTTTGACAAAGACGAAGAAGCAATCAGTTGCTTTTGTGGAGATTGATTGATGGCTGACTTAAGACACATCCTCGGCGGCTCATGGTCGCCGCCCCCCGAGCCTATGCTGGCCCCGCCAGAGCAGCAGCTGGCTGATGCCATGCGCGAGGCTGGCCTTGAGCCGCCCGACACCATTTACCTCGACGGCAAGATTCATCGCTTCAAGTCCGGCACTAAGGGCTCGCCAGGACACGGTGACAAGCCAGGTTGGTACATCGCCTTTTCTGACGGCATCCCAGCCGGCAGGTTTGGCTGTTGGCGGGCGGGCATGGAACAGACCTGGCGGGCAGAGGTGGGCAGGCAGCTCAACCAGGCTGATGAGATGGCGTTTGCTCGCAGGATGAGCGAAGCCAAAGCCGCCCGCGACCTTGAGCAGGCACGCAAGCACGAGGTGGCCGCGGATGTCGTCGGTCAAATCTGGGCCGAGTGCATTGGTGCCTCGCCAGATCACCCGTACCTCAAGCGCAAGGGCATTGCACCCCACGGAGCCAGAGTCACAGGCGATGGCCGTCTGGTGGTGCCGTTGCTTGATGAGGATGGCACAACGTCATCGTTGCAGTACATCGACGCCGAGGGCGGTAAACTCTACCACCCCGGTGGGCAGACAAGTGGCAAGTTTTGGTTGCTGGGCACCATTGATGTCAGTGACCTCAAGCACTCAGGCACGATCTACATTGCCGAGGGGTTTGCGACTGCTGCGACCGTTCATGAGGTCACCAACTGCCCCGTGGTGGTGGCATATAGCGCCAGCAACCTTGTGCCCGTTGCGGGCTTGTTTCGATCTATCGTACCAAATCGCGATTTAGTGATCGTTGCCGACAATGACAAATCAGGAGTCGGCCAACGATATGCAGAGCAGGCCTGCGCGAAGCACGGGGCGCGGATGGTAATGCCACCAGACCTTGGCGATGCCAACGACTACGTCCAAGCAGGCGGTGACTTGTTGGCCTTGCTGACACCACCCATCAACGATTGGCTGGTAGGTGCTGACGACTTCAGCGCCAAGCCTGCTCCGGTTAGGTGGCTGGTAAAAAAGTGGATTCAGGCCGACGCCTTGGTGATGGTGCATGGCCCATCAGGTGGCGGCAAGACGTTCGTGGTGCTGGATTGGGTGCTGCATCTCGCATCAGGCATGACCGATTGGCAAGGCCACAAGGTCAAGCCCTGCGATGTGGTCTACCTCGCAGGCGAGGGGCACCAAGGTCTGCGCGGGCGCATCGTAGCGTGGAAGCACCATAACAACGCCACCAGCCTGTCAATGTGGCTGTCTCAGTCAGGCTGCGACCTCAACACACCAGATGGCTATCAAACGGCTGCGGCACATATCAGGTCGCTGCCCAAACCACCAAGCGTGATCGTGGTGGACACGTTGCACCGCTTCCTTGCAGGCGATGAGAACAGCGCCCAAGATGCCAAGACGATGCTTGATGCGTGCGCACGATTGATGCACGAATTCAAGTGCAGCGTGATCCTGGTTCACCACACCGGCGTGAATGAGGATGCCCAGCACCGTGCCCGAGGCTCAAGCGCATGGCGTGGCGCACTCGACATTGAGATCAGCATCGTGCCCGCCACATCCAACTTGCCAATGCAATTGGTGCAGCGCAAGAGCAAGGATGCTGAATTGGCACCCAGCATCAACGTAGAACTGAAGCAGATCACGATCCCTGGTTGGTTTGACGAAGATGGGCAAGCCGTCACCAGCGCGGTGTTGGTGCCATCCACCATGCAGGCAACAGTCAAGACTGACAGCAAGTTGGCAACACACCGCAAGACGATTGAGAACGCATGGTGGGCATCAGGAACACCAGAACGAAGGGGCCATCCGTTCATTGAGCGTGGTGCGCTGATGGAGTATTTGGTGCATAAGATGGGTATTAGTGAGGCGTCTGCGAGGGTATATGTCAGGCCGTCAGCGGATGGGAAGTTGATTGCTGCATTATTAGTGGCGCAGGTTATTGAAGTAGACGATGGGGGTTGGTTGGTGAGCGATCCGGTTGAGTCCAGCGCCATGATGATCCGTAAGAAAAAGAAGTGAACAGGTGGGAACTGGGAACTTTTCGGGAACTTTTCGGGAACGGTTTAGGGGGGCAAAAAGACGAAAAACGGGAACGAACAGAACTATCTCTTAGAGATAGTTCTCAGTTCCCTGTTCGTCGCGTCCGAAATCGTGCTGGAAGGGCTAAGATGTTGGTAAGCACTCACATTGGTGTGATGGTGGTGGGTGAGGTGGGGGTGGGAGGGGGGTTGAGCGCATTTCGCGGCAACCGTGATAGTAATACGCGCAGGCGCATGGGGGTTATATGAAAACCGCATTGAAATCATTGCCGAAACCCGACAGGTTATATGGGCCGGATAATAGGTGTTGGGAAGTTATTCTCGACACCATCAGCAGCGGAGGCAGTCTCAGCACGGCGCTGGCGAAGCACACTTGGATGCCAAGCGTGGCGCAGGCCCGCAGGCACATTGCCAACGACCTCGACTTCCAAGCGAAGTACGAGAAGGCTCTACAAGACCGCGCAGACAGGCTGGCTGAAGAGATACTTGAGATCAGCGATTCAGCGCCTCCTGAGGGCTTAGAGCCCGCGGCAATGAGTGCTTGGGTGGCAGACAAACGGCTGCGCGTTGACGCACGCAAATGGGTGGCCGCCAAATTGCAACCGAAAAGATATGGGGATCGCATTGATGTGGCCGTGACCGACACACGCATCAGCGTCATGGATGCGCTGGCCCAGGCGAAGCAACGTGTACTGCAAGACAACAGCGATGTGGTCGATGTCGAGTCACGCGAGGTCTAATGTGGACAACGGGTGTTATGTTAACTGCGACGTGAGCACTTACTAACGTCCGGCAGGGCCGGTGCCCCGCCCGCCCGACGGGGCCGGGGGAGGGGGTAGGGCCGACGCGAAAGGGCCGCGGGAACGGTAGCCCCGCGCCCCTTTTTTTTATTTTTTAATTTATCATCTGCTCCATGCCCAAACAAGACTCCATGCAACCCGTTGAGCGCAACCCGTACATTGGTGCGTTTGCTGATTTGATGGCTTCCACCTTTTCGCCGGAGCGAACGCAGCAGATGCAGGGTGTGGCTGGTTTCTTTGGGGTTCCTGCGATAGCCAGCACGCTAGATAAGATGTCGTATGGCGATGCCTTGACCACAGGCAGGGGCCAGACGCTGCAACTAAAGCCGGATGTAGCCGAGGCTGCGCTGGCAGTTGCGCCGTTTGCCTCGCCTGCGGCGAGGCTGGGCGGTCGGGCATTGCAGGCTGGTGCGCGTGAACTGGCGCCGCAGGCTGGGCGCATGGCTGAGAATTACATGAACCGCATGGGGATGCAGTTGAATGTTTTGCCGCAGCAAGGTCGCAGCGGGTTTGGTGCGTTTGATCCGAGGTATGACCCACGGGTGAAAGAGCAGGGGCGGCTGAACGCTTTGACGCGAGATGTGCAGTTAAACCCTGGAGCGCAAAACGCGCCAACGGTGTCGCTGGCTGATTTTGAGGGCAGGCCGTTTATCACCAGCATGGCTGATCGCACGGCGGCTGGTGGGCAGTTGACGGGTGTTGAGGGTGTCAAGTTCAACAGGCCGGTGGAGTTGCAGGGTGGTCAAGACTTTATGTTCAACAACCCCGGTCAGGTGTGGTCATCTGCAACAGGGCCGGTGAATCAGTTGATGAGGCAGGCTGGGGCCATTAAGCAGGCAACTAAGCAAAATCCGTTGTATTTGCCGTGGCGCATGGCCCCGTCTGGCGGCGACTTTGCGTCGATGACCGGCGAAACGATGTTGGCGTATGCAGATGCTGCAATGAACAAAAAGACTAAGCGTTTGCTTGACAAGTCCATCAAGGAATTTATTCCTGAGTGGAAGGGTGTTTCTGATCCAGAGAGTGTGGCGCAGTTTCGCAAAGCACCGGACACAGCACGCAAGGCTATCAAAAACATAATGGACACCAACTTTCGAAACGAAGGCGGGTTGAACATTGGCGGTGCGCGGTTGGCGGTTTCAGACCCGGCGCAGTTGGCCGCGCAAGAAGGCGGCGTGATGAACGTGGGCGAGATTTTTGCGGGCCAGCCCATCATTAAAGAATCGGGGCATTTTGCCTATCCTCGCGGCGTGCCTGGGCAGGGTCTGGGAACACTTGGTGAAGACCTCAACATCTTTCAGTTGTTGCCGGAAGCAGCGCAAGCCCGAGGCATTCCTGATGTGATGAACCCGCGAACCACGGACATTCGGGCGTTGCAGATGAAACCGTATGCCGGTGTTCTCAGCAACAAACTGCTCAAGCGTCTTGGCTATTGAACAAGTATTCGGGCTTGAAAGTAGCGGCAAACTTGTCGCCGTATCGCTCAACCAAGAAGTCAATGACCGACTGCTCGGTGACTTCATGCACGCCCGTCACGATGCAGATGGTCTCATGCAGGCCAAGTGCATCTAGCATCTTGGCTGGCATCTTGACATTGGTGTTGACAATGGGTGAGAGGTTCATGCCATGATTTTACAGGAAAACTAGCCAAATGCAAACAACCATCTACAAACCAGAGGAGGAGCAAGAGCTCATGACCACCCTGTGGTCACCAGCGATTGCTGATGACCCAGAGGCGTTTGTACTGTTTGCGTTTCCCTGGGGCCAGGAGAACACGCCGCTGGCGAACTTTAAGGGGCCGCGCAAGTGGCAGAGAGAAGTGTTGCGGGAGATTGCAGCGCACGTTAAGCGGCAGCAGGGGTTGGTGGATTTTGAGACGCTGCGCCATGCGGTGTCGTCTGGACGGGGCATTGGCAAGTCTGCCTTAGTCAGTTGGCTTACCATTTGGATGCTGTCCACCCGCATCGGCTCGACGACCATCATCTCAGCCAACTCTGAGAGTCAATTGAGAGCAGTCACCTGGGCCGAGATAACCAAGTGGCTGGCGATGAGCATCAACAGCCATTGGTTTGAGGTGAGTGCCACCAAGTTGGCCCCGGCTGCGTGGTTGACGCAACTGGTGGAGAAGGACTTACGCAAAGGCACGCGCTACTGGGGCGTCGAGGGTCGGCTGTGGTCAGCTGAGAATCCAGATGCTTATGCTGGTGTACACAACTTTGATGGTGTGCTGGTGATCTTTGACGAGGCGTCGGGTATTGACGATTCGATCTGGGCCGTGACGGCGGGTTTCTTTACCGAAAACACGCCGAATCGTCTTTGGTTGGCGTTTAGCAACCCGCGCCGTAACACGGGGTATTTCTACGAGTGCTTCAACAGCAAGCGGGATTTCTGGACGAATAAGGTGGTGGATGCCAGGACGGTGGAGGGCACCGACAAGGCGGTGTACCAAAACATCATTGACGAATACGGCCCAGACAGCAGTCAGGCGCACGTTGAGGTGTACGGGCAGTTCCCAAGCGAGGGCGATGACCAGTTTATTCCGGCAGACATTGTGGATGATGCGATGGCGCGGGAGAAGTACAAGGATCAGACCGCACCAACCATTATTGGGGTTGATCCTGCTCGGTTTGGGGCTGATGCCACGGTGATTGTGGTAAGGCAGGGCCGCGACATTGTGCGTATCGACCGACACCGTGGCGACGACACCATGACCGTGGTGGGGTATATCATTGAGGCCATCGAGGAATGGAAACCCGACATGGTGGTGATTGATGAGGGCGGCCTGGGCGCGGGTATCGTTGACCGGCTGAAGGAACAACGCTTTAAAATCAAGGGTGTGAACTTTGGCAATAAGTCAGTCAATCCCATCATGTACGGCAACAAACGCGCCGAAATGTGGGGCAAGATGAAGGAATGGTTGAGGACGGCAAGTATTCCGAAAGATCGTTTCTTGAAAACCGATCTAATTTCGCCTATGATGAAACCGGACTCGCGGGGTACAATCTTTCTGGAAAGCAAGAAAGAGATGAAATCCCGTGGTCTTGCCTCGCCCGACGCAGCGGATGCGCTGGCTGTGACGTTTGCATTTCCGGTGGCGCACCGGGAGTACAAGGAACCAGCGCGGCGGGTTAACGCGCAGGGCAGTAGCGTAAGTACATCTTGGATGGGATCATGAAGAAAAGTGTTTCTCTGTCTGTAGGGCGTGGCGAGAAGTTGCCTGTGAGCAAGGGCGCAGGGCTGACGGAAAAAGGGCGCGAGAAATACAACGCAGCCACCGGCAGTAACTTGAAAGCGCCCGCGCCTAATCCTAAAACCGAGGCAGACAAGGGGCGCAAGGCGTCATTTTGTGCCCGAATGGGTGCTGTCGCGGCTAATGCCAAGGACGGCGAACGCGCTAAAGCTGCATTGAAAAGGTGGAAATGCTGATGGCTACTAAACCTGGACTCTACGCAAACATTCACGCAAAGCAAGAGCGCATCAAGGCTGGCTCTGGCGAGAAGATGAACAAGCCCGGCAGCAAGGCAGCGCCTAGCGCCAAGGACTTTAAGGACTCGGCCAAGACGGCCAAAAAGGGTAAGTAATGCTGAAGAAATCACCTACGCCTAAGTCGTTCAAAGAGAACGTCAAGACTGAAGTCAAGGCAGGCAAGCCCGTCAAGCAGGCTGTGGCTATTGCTTACAGCGTCAAGCGCGAAGCGCAAAAGAAGAAATGAACGATAACGGGATTACAGCAGCGAAGGCTGTAGCCAGCGGGAACGAAGACCTACTGTCAACGGCCCGCAGTCGGTTGGACATGGCTATGTCGGCGCTGTCTGAATCCCGCGAAGACGAGATTGACGATCTGCGGTTCTATGCAGGATCGCCTGACAACCATTGGCAATGGCCCGCTGACGTGCTGGCGACTAGAGGCGCGGTGCAGGGGCAGACGATCAACGCACGTCCGTGCCTGACAATCAACAAGCTGCCGCAGCACGTTCGTCAGGTGACCAACGACCAACGCCAGAACAGGCCGGCGGCGAAGGTCATCCCGGTGGACGACAACGCCGACATCGAGGTGGCCGAAATCTTCGGCGGCATGATCCGGCATATTGAGTACATCAGCGACGCTGACGTAGCCTACGACACGGCGTGCGAGAACCAGGTGGCGTATGGTGAGGGCTACATCCGACTGCTGACCGAATACTGCGACGACAACACGTTTGAGCAGGACATCAAGATTGGGCGGGTGCGTAATTCGTTCTCGGTGTACATGGATCCGATGATCCAAGACCCGACGGGCGCGGATGCCAAGTATTGCTTCGTCACGCAAGACCTGACCCGCGAGGAGTACGAGAGGATGTACCCCAACGCAGCGCCGGTGACGACGCTGCAATCGCTTGGGGTTGGCGATCAGTCCATCAGCAACTGGCTGAACGAGGACACGATACGAGTCGCTGACTACTATTACATTGACTATGACCGCGCTACGCTAAATCTGTACCCAGGCAACCAGACGGCGTTTGCCGGCACGCCGGAAGACAAGCAATTGAAAGCGTTTTTTGGCAAGCCACTACGCTCACGCGAGTCTGACAGGCCAAAGGTCAAGTATTGCAAGATCAACGGCTACGAGGTTTTGGAACAAAACGATTGGGCCGGGAAGTGTATTCCGGTCATTCGCGTTGTCGGCAACGAATACGAGGTTGATGGGCGTCTGTATGTGAGCGGTCTGGTGCGAAATGCCAAGGACGCACAACGGATGTACAACTATTGGGTGTCCCAAGAGGCAGAAATGCTGGCTTTGGCTCCAAAAGCGCCGTTTATTGGGTATGGCGGGCAGTTTGAGGGGTACGAAAACCAATGGAAGACCGCCAACACGCAAAATTGGCCATATTTGGAGGTCAACCCTGACGTAACTGACGGCCAAGGTGCTATTTTGCCGCTGCCGCAGCGGGCGCAACCGCCAATGGCGTCATCTGGTCTGTTGCAGGCCAAGGCTGGTGCTTCTGAGGACATCAAATCGACCACCGGGCAATACAACGCCTCGTTGGGCATGGGGTCAAACGAACGGTCTGGCAAGGCTATTCTGGCTCGCCAGCGCGAGGGTGATGTTGGGACGTATCACTACGGCGATAACTTGGCCCGCAGCGTGCGAAACGTCGCTCGGCAACTGGTGGACTTGATCCCCAAGATTTACGACACGCAGCGTGTGGCTCGGATTATTGGCGAGGACGGCGATACCAAGATGGTGAGGGTCAACCCTGACCAACAGCAACCTGTCAACAAGATCGTTGACCAATCAGGCATTGTGATTGAGAAAATCTACAACTTGAGCGTTGGCAAATACGATGTGGTGGCTGTGACCGGCCCCGGCTATGCAACCAAGCGCCAAGAGTCGCTGGAGGCTATGGGCCAGATGCTGCAAGCAAACCCATCATTGTGGGCTGTGGCTGGCGATTTGTTCGTCAAGAACATGGACTGGCCTGGGGCGCAAGAAATGGCAAAACGCTTTGCCAAGACCATTGATCCAAAACTGATGAGTGACGGTGAGGACAATCCTGCGCTTGCTGCTGCACAGCAGCAAATGGAGGCGATGGGGCAGGAGATGGAGCAGATGCACCAGATGCTGCAAAACGTCGGCAAGTCTATTGAAGTGCAAGAGCAAGAGCGCAAGGACTACGAAGCCAAGATCAAGGCGTTTGACGCCGAGACCAAGCGCATTTCTGCCGTGCAGGCCGGTATGTCACCAGATCAGATTCAAGAAATTGTGCTGGGCACCATCCACGGCATGATTACCAGCGGCGACTTGATTGCCGAGATGCCTGGGCAAGATGTTGACATAGGCGTTGAAATGCCAATGGAAAACATGGAGCAGCAGATGCCTATGGAAGGGTTCCAGCAATGAACGCCTGTCAGTTTGTTGGTTTGCTGTTTCTTGGTCGGGATGTAGCGCACAGCGTACACCTCAACACTCGCAGTTTCAGCAAGCACATGGCGCTGAACACGTTCTACAACGAGATTGTGGAACTAGCCGATACGTTTACCGAGGCATACCAAGGTCGGCATGGTTTGGTAGGGCAAATTGTTGTTCCTCCCAACAAAAAAGCCGCCAACATCATTGAGTTTTTGCAAGCTCAACTCGATGAAATTGAGGCTGTGCGATACGACGTGGTGGACAAAAAAGACACCGCTTTGCACAATTTGATTGACGAAATTGTGG